TGAAGAGTGTCGTGAATAGTATCAACGCCACGACGATAGTGCATGGCTTGAACTACGTTTGAGTTAGGATTCTGATAGTCTTGCGACTTCTTAAGCTGAAGCTCGATACATTCGCGCAAGACTTTTACTGATTCTTTTTCCATCATGCACTCCATAGATCTATACAGTCACCTTTAGCAATAGCTTTTGGGTGATCAAACTTATACTCGCTGAATCCGCCAGTGTTCTTGATAATATATCTCGAAAGAGACTTACTGTCAACTAAGAACTTTGGTCGGTACTGATAAACGAGAGGTTTAACACTCTCGACTGCTAAGATTAGAAAGAAGTCATTGAAACGAGTAGAATACATTACTGACTCACATTGAGCAGATGAGATGTACCACCAAGGATACTTCCCATTCATAGTCTTAACTTCTCCGCTTAAGCCTTCACATTTAACATCTTTCTTGCGTTGAGCAAAGCTAAGACCCGCGGCGTTCTCAGTGATAGGTGATGATTGCTCAAACAACTCAGTTTGTTGAAGAGCAATCTCAGCACCTAGACCCCTAGCTGTATTTTCTTTTACTACGTCAAATGAACGTGAACCCTTACGTTTATTTTCATGTTTCCAGTTAGTGTTGACCATCATATCTAATTCAGTCTTATGTTCTCTCATGTCAACAGTAGTCGAGAGAGACTTCAAGACGTTCATCACTTCATCACTAAACTTAATCATTAGAAGATCTCTTTAAGTTTACCTTCATTACCAAAATGAGAAGGTGCTGTCCAACCAGCAGGTTTCATAAGATCAGGCAAGCCAAGAGGATTAGGGCGGCCTTCCTTGATACCGACTTCTTTCTTCATGTTAGCTTCAAGAACTTCATCCCAAGCTTTATAAGCATCAACGTTGAAAGCGTCGAGTGTACCGATAGCTACAACGCAGAGATCGATAAGTGCATCGACCACATCATCTGCATTGTCAGCTTTCTTCAACTCGTCGAGTTCTTCTTGCAAGAAGTTAGCGCGAAACTCAAGAAACTTCTTAAGCTTCTCAGGTTCCATGTTATCCATAACAGGATGAACCTTGTAATGGCTATGCATCGCGAAGATATCTTTTACCCAGTCTCTACTCATTGATCCACTCCGGAGGTTGACGATTAGTCCAACGATGCATTCTCGATTTACCAATCTTATAATAGTTACGATAGTTTGTCAATGGGTCGGCACTGATCTTATATTCGTCAGCCATAGCTGAAGGCATAGGAGTCCAATCCCATTCTTTTAGATTATGTGGAGGTGACTGCAGGTAGTACGACAAGTCACCGTTACACTTATGAACTTTGTTGTAGCGATGCATGTACTCGTTCATGAGAGCGAAGAAGTGCTCGACGAGCCACGAGTAATTCTCGACTGACTGTCGGCACCACACAGCGGACGGATGATTCATATGTGTAGCTTTGTATATATGATTCTCGCGAACGTCGTTTAAGATCCACTGCTTAGACTTACGATAACGAGGAGGTAATGAACCATCGACATACTTCTCGACGACTCGCATCTCACCGTCGAGGACTCGATGAGCAGTAGATAGAAGTTGTGCCGACTCGAGAATCATCTTGACGACATGCTTGTCGACTAGAGCTTCGGCAGCTTTGACTGGATCATGATCAACGTAAAAGATATTCACAGTTTATTTCCACTTTTTCATAGCTTTTTCACGATGGAATCGATTTGCACGATCGATAAACTTGACACCATCGAGATAATCTAACTGATGTTGAAAGGCTCGAGCAGACATACCGGTAAAAGTTTCTGTACGTACGTCACCATTAGGTGTGGCGAAACGTACTCGTACATGTTGAGGTCTCTTAATCTTAACAAATAATCCGGGATATGTCAAACAACTTTCTTCAAGGACGATCGTCTGCTCGCTGTTCTCAACGACCTTGGGGTTGTAGCATACGAAATTCTCAGGAGCAGCCCTAAGAGCGAATACACGATAAGGAACTCCAACTTGATTGGCACTAAGGCCAATACCATTCCAATCATAAGTATGTTTAACCAGCTGCTGCGCAAACTCAATAGGATCGAAAGGAGGATTACTAAAATCAAAATTCTCACAAACTCGAGTAAGAATGGGATCATCATGTTTAACAAGATTCATATCAAACCTTTAGTAGATCAAAGTTAATGATGCAGCGATAGTTGTTTGTAGGTTGACTCGAGCAGTGATAACGTGAACCGTCAAACAAGACTATACGACCTCTCTTAGGTGTTACTCTCATATGTTCTTTCAGCTCAGTAGTATCGTCACCGTGACGCTGCTCATAGATAATAGTCTGCCCGTCGCTTCCATTCACGTAATATACAGCTGCTATGTGAGGTAGCTCGGGAGGTAGATCGACGTGTACACCGTTATGCTCTTTAGTAAACTGAGCGGCTAGTGGTACTTGAAAGAAGATTCTATTATAATACACTTCCCGATATTGTAAACCTTTAATCTTAAACTGGTCTACGATAGGTTGTGAGATCTTATCATAAAGTTCTGAGACGTATCCGTTTCTAGGATCTTTTAAGATGTGAACGAATCCATATGACGGGTATGTCTGGTTCTCATTACCGCTAACATCTTTTAAGAAACGAAAGTCACACTCGTGAACGATCTTATCATGAATGTAGCGCTGAGTATCGATATCGACGAAGTCGTCGAGAACTACTGTACTAAACATGTCAAGCTGCCAGTTTGCTAAAGTTTTGTTTCTTCTCAAACTTAAGAACTGAGGCGAACTTATCGTAAAGCTGGTCAGTCTTATGTGAGATGATGAAGGTGTTTGTATCTTGAGTCAGTTGCTGCAAGATCTTCAGGAACTCTTCCGTACCGTTTGAGTCGAGTGAGCTATCCATCACTTCGTCCATAATGAGTAGATTAGTACTAACTGAGTTGCGGAGTTTAGCAACAGCACGCCAAGTAAAAAGGATCGCAAGGTTAATACGCATCTTTTCCCCTTCCGAGAAGGAAGCGTAAGAAAACTCATCTCTGAATCGAGACTTAATTGTTTCGTTGAACTCCTCATCGAGTTCGAACTGGACAAAGAAGTCCATAGAACTAAGATACTTATTAATGAGCTTATTAATAACAGGAACATACTGCTTGATAATCCTTGCTTTGATGCCACCGTCGCGAAGTAGTACAGACGCTACTGAGTAGATCTGCTTTTGAGACATGACTACTTCATATCTATTAGCGATGTTCTCGAGTTCTTTCTCAAGCTCACCGATCTTATGAGACTCATCAGCTTCCTGCGAGTCATTGATGTTCTTAATCTCTTTTTCGAGCTGGTCGCGATACTTAATCAAGCTATCGATCTGGTTCTTAAACTTGAATTGCTCCATGCTAAAAGAATTGATAGTCGAGTGAATATTCATGATTTCTTTGAGACGATTATTAGCAGCGTCGTACTCAGCTACGAGTTCTTTCAACCCACCCTCGATCTCACTGATCTGATCGCGCTTAGACTCGATAGTCTGCTTCTTAAACGACTCATCGATGTTTTGTTTACACGTGGGACAACCCTCATGTTCTTCAAAGAACTTGACGTCGTTCTCGATCAACGCTCGCTTAGCTTCAATCTTGTGCTTAAGTTGAGATAGCTTAGTGATCTTCTTACTGATAGACTCCTCGTCCCAAACAACTTCTTTAAGCTCATTGATATCTTTATCGTAGTTCCAATACTTAACGTCTAACTCACTGATCTTGAAGCTAGTCTCTTCGATCTGCTCGATCTTATTAGCGATGAGTTTCTCATTGTTGCTCTGCTTCTCAAGCATATGATCTTGATAGATCTTAATCTTTTCCATCACCAGCTTCTGCTCACTGGTAACTTCAGACACTTCCTCGTTGTTTCTCAAGATGCGATCTTTAAGGATCGAGTTCATCGTAGTAAAGATCTGCAAGTCTAGCAGGTCTTCGATGATCTCACGACGTTGTCCGCCGGGAAGTTGCATGAACGGTTGAAACGTAGCCGAACCGAGTACGACTACCTGACAGAAAGACTTGAAGTTAAGTTTAAGGATATGCTTCTCGAGATACTCCTGATAGTCTCGCATCTCAGCAGACTGATTCACGAGCATACCGTTCTGATACACTTCAAACACGTTTGGCTTCATGCCACGAACGATAGTGTACGAGTTTTGATTGATCTGAAACTCGATCTCGACTACCGAGTCTTTCCTGTTGATGGAGTTGATGAGTTGCGGCTTGTTGATCTTACGGAAAGGTTTACCAAACAGAGCGTAAGTCAAAGCATCGAGGATGGTCGACTTACCGGCACCGTTCTCACCAACGATCAAGGTAGTGCTTGATTTATTGAGATCGATCTCAGTGAATACGTTACCAGTACTTAGAAAGTTTTTCCAACGTAGTTTCTTAAAAAGAATCATTCTACGGTCAACGCCTCATTGTAAAGTTCTGTGATAGTATCTTCAAGTTTAACTTTATCTACGTTCTGCACTTCCATAGAGGAGATGTAGCTCTTAAAGATATTGATGGTCGACTCAGCCTCGTTGATGATATCGTCGTCGTTCTCAAGGTTAAGATTGAGATGATCGTCAACGATCTGCATGTCGATAGGATTAGCTTTCTCGATAGAGTTGATAAACATATCAAACTTGTAGGGATTAGTCTTGTTAGATACGATCACTTTAACGATCTTACTTCCGAGAGAAGATAGGTTCATAGCTTCCGGCTCCTTGCCGGGAGTCACGTCGTCGTACCACACTTTCTCAAACATTGTATACGGGTTACGTATAAATGTCAACTCCCTCGTATCAGTATCAAGGACATGAAACCCCTTAGGATCGTCATAGTCAGACCAAGTAAACTCCGCGTGACTACCCAAGTAGTGAATAGTACCATCAGAGGAGCGGTGATGATAATGGCCACTAAGAACAAGATCAAAACGATCAAATATATTGCGATCATCACCGTGACTAACCATAGATCCTCGATACATTTCGAAACCTGCGAGTTCCAAGTGTCCCATAACGATTTGAGCTGGGGTTGATTTGATTTTTTCGAATGATTGCTTTCTGTTTTCATCACAAATCCAAGGTGTTAGAAGAACGGTAGTGTTATCAAACTCAACTTCTTTTGGAAAAGAGTCATAGATCTTAAATGGATAAGATCCGGCTACGAGCTCCTGAAGAGCGTTGACCGAGTTCGTGTTCTTGAAGTATGTATCATGGTTACCAGCGATCATATGTACGTCGCACATATGTGACAGCGGCTCAAGGAAATCTTCTCTCAGACGCCGAGCAGTATTGATATTGATATACTTACGACGATCCACGAGATCGCCAAGATGAACAACAGTGTCAATACGATGTTCTTTAATATACGGAAAAAAAATGTCATCTAAAAACTTCTTTGAGTTATCCATGAATGCTAGGTTGTCGTTACGGACACCCCAGTGTGTATCAGTGATGAGTGCGATCTTCACTTGCGAACGAACCTCTTCTGCGCCGAGATCTTATTCTCCGTCTGACGGATAGACTCGTTACAAAAGTCACGAATAGCTTCTACTCGCAAGACGTAGTTCTGACGCTCGCTGTCGCGGGTCGCGGGAGACATCATCTTCTCAACTAGGTCTTGGATGTTAATTGGAACTAGGTGTAGGTTCTTCATCTTTTACTTCCTCAATAAACTTATCAAGTCCGACTTTATTCTTCTTAAGATTCTTAGCTAGCTTCTCTTCAAAGTTCTTGATCAACTCATCTGAGTACTCGTTGTGAATCTTCTGACCATTCGTCAACTCGTCGGACAACTCACCAAACATATTGATATACTCAAAGTTCTTATGCTTGACGTAAGACTGCTTCTTCTCTTTCTGGATTCGTCTGATAAACGCGTTCCAAGCGATCTGCGTGAAGTAGGCGAACGGGTTAGTCGACTTTTCCGGATCAAAACTATGAGCGGCAGAGACACAGTTCTCGATAGCGTCGGCGATCATCTCGTCGCGATACGAGTAGTTCATGAAGTTAGGTTTAGTCGAGAGCTTGTTGCAGATCATCATGAAACACTCGCCGACGTAGTTCGGGATCTGAGGTTCACGTCTACCGAGCTGCTTGGCTTCCTCACACTTCTCCTTAAACTTCTTCATCTCCTCGTAGAGAGTCTTGTTGTTTACGTAGTGTCTCTTTGCTTTTGGTTTTGAAATCATCATGTTTCCTTTAGGGCGACCTGATAGATCTTGTAGTCGAACCCCTCTTCGTTGTAGATCTTCACTCGCTCAGCTAAGTGAAGTATAGTAAAGTTCTTTTTGGTCTTCCAAGTCAAGTCGTCTGAGATGTCATATAGACATGCTTCTTCTTTATTGTTACCCTTACGCAGGGTTCTACCGATAGACTGTAAGTTCCTAATCTTTGACTTAGACGGACTAGCAAACACCACGTTATGTAAGTTTCTAATGTTGATACCCGTGGAGAACGTACCGTAACTCGCTACGATGATGGAGTTAGTCTCAGTCTCTACGATCTTACGAATCTTCTCGCGGTCGTCTGCTTCTACGCCGCCATGAACGAAGAATACTTTCCTGTCGTCACCTAGGTTAGATAACATGTCATATAGTATCTTACCATGTTTCTCGACAAATTGGAATAGCAAAAGTGTATTACCATTCAAAGAAAGTATCAAGTTCCTGATAAACTTATTACGATGAGGGTTGCGAACTAAGAAGTCCATCTCACCCTGATAGTCTAAGTCTTTAGTGATCTTCTTAGTCTCGTCGCTGTACTTCAAGACTATGATCTTGATCTTAAACTTACTCAAGTAGTCTTGATCGATAAGCTCAGCGGTAGAGATGACTTTCTTAACGTCACCAAACAGACCCTGAAGAACTAGCTCGTTAGTCTCAGAACCATCGAGTGTACCAGTGAAACCAAAGCGATACTTACAACTATTAAGTTTAGACATGATAGATGTGAGAGACTTAGCTTTGAATAGGTGAGCCTCGTCACCAATTACCAGATCAAACTGTTCGAAATACTTCTTATCCAATTTGTAAATCGATTGCCAGGTCGAGATAGTGATTGGTTTATCCGTCTGTTTATCCTGACCTGCAAAAATTCTATGAATATGTGAGTCTGAAACAAAACCATAGTCACTAAAGTCAGAGGCAAGCTGACTAACCAAACTAGTAGTTGGAACGATAATAAGAGTACGGGCATTGTAGTATCTCGTTAGAAGATAGATGATGAATGACTTACCAGAAGCGGTCGGTGACAACAAAAGAGCTCTCTTCTTTCTCACTGCGTGAGTGAAAGCTTCGATCTGGTAGTCGCGACGATCAAACTTATCTGGGATATTTAGTGTGTCAATAAAGTCACGCGCTTCTTTGAGCGAGAACTCGTCGTCAGCGAAGTCGGACGTATACGTTACGGTGTAGTTACGTGGTCCGGCGAACTCCTCGATCTTCGTCGCTAGTCCGGCGTACAGCAGTCCGGTCATAACGTTGAAGAGTCTGATCTTACCGTCCCAGAACTTACTCTTGTAAGCGGGCATGAACTTAGCGCCGGGTACTTCAAAAGTAAAGTACTCATTCAGCTCGTAAGCTACGCCGGGTTCACACGTTATCTTAATGTATGTCTCATCTACCTTAGAGACTTCAATCACATCCACTAGCCACCCATAGTAAACTTAGTCCACTCGATCGCGGACTTGATTTGAAACCCTCGGTTCGTCAGACTCTTGATGATCGATTCAAGGAGTTCAACTTTCTCTTGCTGCAGACCGATCTTTAACGACATATTTATGATATCCTGATCTGCGTCCATGTACATGTGAATGTCTGACTTCAAGATCATGCCGCGGGGCGGAAGCTTCCAACCCTTCTCCTGAGACTCCTCAGTCGGTCCCATAGTGTAGAACTCGTGCTTCGCCAACTTGAGCTGCTTCATGTCAGACTCAAACTTACGTAGAAGCATCCTCTCAGCTGTGTATAGCTGGTAGTACTTGTTGTGTAGCTTAGGAATCTTGATAGCTTCGTCACCGAGCTCGGTGCGATCGATCTGAGAGTCTTTCTCCCAGAGCTCATAGATCTCTTCGATCTTCATAACCTCTCCACATCGAAAACATAATTTATATTATAATACAGTTACTACTAAAAGTAAACTATAATTTGCTCACGTCGTACATAGTATACGCAAACTCAGCGGTAGCCGCTACGTAGTTAACGTCGTCCTGAGTGGTGTCGAAAGTTACATCCGACAAGTAAGTCGGGAAGGCGTCTCTCATAACAAACTCATAGTTTGGGGTCTTAGTTGAGTTCAATATGATAAGCGAGAGGTCAGACCTTAATCCCTCGCCCGTGTACTCGGGAATCCTCTTGATAGATGCGAACTCCTCGAAGTTATCTGGGAAGCCTAACGATCTCATCCAGTTATGAATCTCAAGGTAGTTCTCTAGGTCTTCATCTACCTTGAAGGTGATAGCAAACTTGCCGTAAGATAGGTGAGTCCTAGTAGTAGGGATCGGTACGAAGATGTTAGGGATATCTACCTGCGGTAGGTCTAGCGACGGGATGTTAGCTTTCTGTAAGAAGAAGTTAACGTTAGGTGCTCTCTTGATAGAGAACCTAAAGTTGAGTGGACTCAGGAAGTTCTTATTAGTAGGTGTGTTGCTTACAGCTGACATCTCGATCTCCGTTTAGATCTATTTATTGTCGTTGCTTGATAAGATTATACCACATACTGTAGTGGTTGTAAACAAAAAAGGGGGACCCGAAGATCCCCCAATTTGCGGTTTGAACCCGTCTTATTCTTCTCTCCTACGTGGAGAGTTGTAATTACATCAGGTTGTTTACGATCAGTCTGCGATAGTACTTGTTCGTGCTGATTGTCAATGCACCTGAGCCCTTGTTGAGGCCTTCGGCGAATGGGTTGGCAACCATGCCGTAACGAGTCTTGAAGCCAATCTTCGGTTGGAAGCTTGACTGGTCGACTGCACGAACCATTTGCAGAGGAACGTATGGGCAGTAGAAGAGACCAGCATCGAATGCTGACGAACCCTTATAACCTACTGTCAGGTAGTTACCACCGATAGCGTATGGATCGATGTAAACGCGGAGGCGACCATTGAGAACACCAGCGAAGGTGTTGCCTGTGTCGTCTACTTGGAGGTTGTTGCTGTTGAGAGCAGGTGTGTAGTCAAGAACACCGGCCATCTGCAGAGCGGAAGCTACGTCCGAAGAGCAGATAACGATGTTACCCTTACCACGACGTGTCTGCTTAGCGATCTGGTTAGCTTCACGTTCCAGCTGGAACATAAGGCCCTTAAACTTTTCAACCGACCAACGACCGTTTGAGTCGGTGTCAAGGTCGAATACGCCTGCAGTTGTCGTGTTGTCAGAAGCACCCTGAACAGCGGTGATGTTGATCGTGCGAACAACTTCACGGTTGATTTCAGCGAGAATTTCTGCTGACAGAATGTTTGCGAGTTCTGTCTCAGCGTCGAGGCCGTGAATTGCCTTGAGGTCCTGAGCGAGTTCCATCGTGTATTCTGCCTTGAGAGCACGTGACTTAGCAGTTACAGTTACCTTCTCGATCGAGAAAGCCATCTGAGCGAAGTCTGTGTTCTGATAAGTGCCGAGCGCTTCAGCCTGAGCTGTCGACATGCCAGTACCCGTGTTATAGGTGCCGTATGTTGAAAGTGGTGTTGTGTTCGTTGCACCAGGAATCGTACCCGTGAAAGCACCAACCGAGTTGTTACCAGCGCCAAGGGCTGCATTGGATGTCGTGTTGTTACCAACAACAGTCGAGAACGCAGTGTTAACTTCGTTGTAGAATGTTTCGTTGTCTTGCGAACCAGAGTAAGAAGTAGCAGATGTACCGTTACCTTGGTTGTTGTACTTCGAACGCATTGCGAAGATGAGGCCAGTTGGGCCAGTCATTGGCTGAACGCCGCAGATGTCGTAAGCAATGAGGTTAGGCATTGCGCGACGTACGAGCGAGATGAGAACTGGGTCAAAGGTGTCAATGCCACCGTTGCCAGCTGACGAGCTCGAACCGCCCATGAAGTTCGCAGGAATTACAGAAGCTGCTGTTGGCGATTCTGTAAGTGTCTGGAACTGACCGTGTGCACCAGCTTCGCGAAGAGCGCGCTCTGTGTTTTCTAGGACGACTGCCGTTACTGAACGACGTGTCTGATCCTTAATAGCACCAAGACCTTCGTGATCAAGGACCGGTGCCCACTTCTTTTGGATTTCCTCAGCTAGATACATATTTGTCTCCCTTTCTATACTGGGTTTGTTTTATATTTATAACAGTTACTTCTTAATAGATCTCGAAATGGCTTGTACATAACGGTTGACGCTCGGATCGATCGCTTCCGTCAATGTTTCTGTTTCACCTTCGAAAGTTTCTTCTTCGATATTGGTTGAAACAGGAGCCGACTTCTCGCCTGCGAAATAGCTTTCCTTAATGATGGCAAGCTTCTTGGCGTATGTTTCGACGTCGCCGTCGAAGTCAATGCCCTCGGCGAGAGCTTTGAACTTTTCTTGTTGAGAAAGTACGAGACCGTCAAGGAACGACTCGAAAACATTTTCCTTCTCAACTTCAACGAAAGCCATTTGTAATTCGGCGTTCTCATTGATTACTTCGTCTAGCGACGCTTCGAGTGATTCTACCTTAGCGGCCAGAGACTCAACAACATCGACCTTTTCTTCTGGAATGTCGATGTAGTGTTCAGCGAATAGATTCTTAAGACCATCAAGGAATTCGCCAACAACTTCGTTGCGGAGTGAAGACTCGATAGCTACTGCATTTTCTTCCATCCAGCTCTCTACGACGTAGTCGAGATAAGCGTCAACCTTAGATGTAAGTTCTTCGTTGATCTCGCTTACTGCTTCAACGAGCTTAGAGTCAAACTCTTCTTCGAGACGTGCAGTTTCAGCGATGCAACGAGCATTGATAGCAGCTTCAAACAATGTTGAAACTTTATCTTTGAATTCTTCCGTAAGATCTTGACCAGCGAACATCGCCTCAACATCTTCCTTTACAGAAAGCTTTGGCATCGCGTCTCTTGTCTTAGGACCGGTTGTCGCAGAAGCTGCTGAAGAATGCATGTCAAGCGTAGACTGATTAGAACCAGACTTGTCGCCGACACCATAATCCTTACCTGGGCCATAAACAGATTGTGTCTTATTGAACAAGTCAACAAGATCTTCTTTCTTCATAGCGTTCATCGCGCCAATCATCGAGGCGATGTAGCTGAACTTCGACTTAGGATCGTCGGTTACTGGCTTTGACGCTGGCTGAAGAGAGTCGGCAGCCATTGTGCCTTCTTCAATCTCAACGTTTTCTACTTGATCAGTCATGATAGTCTCCCTATATGGAATTTACATTTATTTATAACAGTTATTTCTTTAAGAGTAAAGAGCTCAGATAGTTCTCAAAAATAGCATACTTCTGTTCTTCAAGCTGTGATTTGCTCAGGTTATGAACAGATTTCTTGATGTTATCGAGTCTCTCTTCGTGCCAAGAATCTTTTACCGGATCATATACCCACTCCACATTCTCCATAACACCTTTTACGAAAGCGTCTGGAGCAGATGGATCAGCGACGATGTCAGCGGCTGTAGCGAGGTGGAAGTCACCTTGTACTTCCATGATACCATCCTTAGATGGCTTCAACGTACCCATGCCACGAGATGAAACACCTAAGTTAGCGCCGGACTTTAACAATCCTCTAGCGATGTTACCCATAGGTGTATCTGTCAGTTTAGCTTTACCGATAAAGTTATCACCGTCTCTCTTGAGCTCAGTGATGATATGTGAAACGCGATCCAAATTAATTTGTGGACCCGCTGGATGTCCAAGCTCGCCGTAAGCTCTGCTTGTATGTACATTATCTTTAATGTAGCGATCAACTGCAGCTTCCATAACACTCAGCGGATAGACGCGACCGTTACGGTTCTGACGATTTGCTTGAAGAAAGATACCGTGAATGTAGTGATCTTTGTCGCCGTTCTCTTTGGCTTCAGAGATATACTCTACATTCTCGAAAAGCTCTGTTATGAGTTTCATTTTACTTCCTCAGTTCTTATAAGCTACTGGCGTAGCCGCCAAAGAAACACCTGAATGGTTTGACGTTATAATATCTGTTTTATCTTTTTGTATGATAAAACTTTCTCCACCTACAATAGACACAGACCATTTGATTGTTGTATTTGTTGAGTCTTTGCATGTAATTACAGCTAAAACTGATGTTGAATCTGCAAGTGTCATTTTTACTAAAGTACTGTTAGCATAAGAACTAAAAGTTGAAGTATTACAACTTGATGTATTGCCAATTGGCTTAATTATAGTGCTCATACGTTTCTTCCTGTGTTTACATCTACTGACATGTTAGGGAATGTCATAGGTGTATCCATCTGTTCATCTTCTTCATGATCGCCATAGATCATATAGTCGTGAACATCTGATACCATTGATTTTGCTTGTGCGATCTTAGCTTGACACCAAGGCTCAACGTGCATGTTGCTTGGCATTTGAGATACTAGATGCATAGCCTTATTAGCGAGAGCTTTTAGTTCTGTCTTAACCATCTCAATAGCTTCGTCTGAGTCACCGCGTGGTGGTTGATCGCCACCGAGAAGTGGAACAGCGAGATCTTCTTGCACCGACTCATTTCTTTGCTTAGCGTAGTAAGCGGCGAGAGCCATCTGCTTACGCTTGTCTTTTGACTTACCAGCAAACTTTGGATTCTTCGAGTGTACGAAGTCGTGAATAGTTTCACCTGCAGTAGTTGACTTAGTCAACACTTCATTGACTTCTTCTTCGCGAAGCTTGATCGGATTCTCTTTAGCAGGCTTCTTTGGCTTTGGAATAACGACGCCAGCTTTCTCAGCTGACTTCTTCGAAGCAGCTTTCATGATATCTAGTCTGCTGGCTTCATCAACGTTTTCAACTTCTTCAGTTGCCGGTACAGACTTATAACCGAAATACTTTTTATTAGCTAACGTAATACCTTTTTCACGATTAGTGCGCTTGCGAAACTTATCGGGATCTGAAGGTTGATTACCTTTGATTTGCTTCGAAGCTTTTGCGCCGTAAGACATCAAAGTCTTTTTAGAAATCTCATCGATCTGTTCAGTCTCTTTAATAGTCTTTGCGCCTGAACAGTCAGCCATTTCATGAATCGGACACCAAGTTTGGCCTGGAGTTTTATTGCACTTGATGTCCTCAGCTTTTTTTGACTCATTCACCTTTTCAGCTTTACGCTCGGTGTAGCCGTGCTTAGTCTCTTTATCAAGAGAATACTTCACTGAGTCTGCGTAGTTAGGATTACCCGATGGTTCATCCCACTTCTGAACTGAGTGCTTAGCGACAAAGTCTTGCTCGTCACCGGACTTTGGATCGTAATCTACGCCCGGATCTTTTCCTAGCGAACCTGGTGAAGTCTGCGAAGCGTGTACGCCCTTGATCCTATCATGGGCTTGCTGCAGAATGTCTTTAAGCGCTTTCGCCATCTTCAGTTTCCTCTTGTTCTGGTTCTTCCTGATCTAACTCGTTCCGCGCATCTTCAACTTCTTGAGCACCATAGATTCTCTGTGCTACTTCAATCTTCTTATCTTGTACCGCTAAAGCGATACGATCCATAACCAAGTCGTTGAAAGCATCTCCGAATTCAATAGGCTTCTGATCGTAAGCCAAAGAGATTAGATCTTGAACTGTATGTTGTTGATTCTCATTATCCATGTTTAACTCCAATTATTTATTCTTAGCTAAGATTTGGGATACAGACTTCAGCTTAGCTTCATCTGATAAGCTTCTATTCTTTTTATTCGAGAGAAGATCATATTGAGCTTGAGCCTCTTGCATCTTTTTCATCTGAGCATCGTGCTCAGGATCAGCGTCCGTATCATTATCATTTGCTAATGGTTGCTGATCCGTCTCTTGTCCCGGCTGGATTCCCATCTGTTGCTCCATCATCTCATTCTGAAGAATGTTTTGATTGATCCAACGTGGGTCGCCCGAATCTTGCTCAGCGATGATCTGATCGTCCATCTCCTCGATATCATCTTCAGACTGCTGAAGAACGTTCTTACGAAGCCACTCTTGCGAGAAGTATTTGCCGACCATATCTTGCATGTTTCTCGCATTGTTGATACGATTAGTAAGCATCTCACCGTCTTTAAGCTCAGTGAAGTAGTTATCTTTAGAGAAGTCATACTTAATATCTGCTGCGATATTATTGAAGTCTTCGATAGTCATAACCTGCTTCAAGACTAATTGAGTCTCAAGAAGCTTGGTGAAGAGCTGAGCGAATCTACCGCGCATTCTGCTGATGAAGCGGGCAAACTTTAACTCGTCGCGAGTAACTTCCGTGGCTCTACCTAGAGAGAACAAAGCGTCTGAGTTAAGTCTATTAACTGGAACGTTGAGTGTCTGATAGAACTTCTTTTGGAAGTACAGAACGTCGTCCATCTGACCGAGAGTCTGACCGCCGGCAAGAGTAGTAACTTCCGTACCCTTGCCACCTTCACGACGTGCCAGCCAGTAATCTTCTAGCATCGTCATAAACTTGCGGTCGTCTCTGATGTTGCCTGACTCGGCATCATAGATCAGACGATTCTTATGCTTGACCATCATGTCTCTGATGTATTGCTCAGCTTTCATCTTTGGCAGATTGCCAACGTCGATATACCACACACGACGTTCTGGAGCGCGAGCGATACGATAGATTACAAGTGAGTCTTCTAATGTACGCAACTGATTGAGTGGCTTGATAGCTTTGTGAAGATACGATAAGACCATCGTACCGTTAGTGTCCGTCAAACCTGATGTAACATGAAGGATCGTGTCTTTAGCGATCTTCAAGCCGGCAGTTGCTGGACCGACTGACTTGTTGCCGTAGTTGAATCCCTTATCATTGAAGATATAGTACTCATTCTGAGTCTTAGTCATTACGGGATCGCCGGCAGAACCGCCGCGAACTTTCTTCTTGATAACTTCACGTACTTTACGAATCTTACGTGGGTCAATGTAACGAAGTTCTTTGATACCAGCTTTTGGATCTTTATCATCAATGATCTTATGATAATATAAGCGACCGTCGATATACCAGCGGCGAATGATTTCATAAGCATGACGGCGAAAGTCGATAAGGTTCAAGCAATTCTTGAACTCTTCTCTGATAGCTTTCTTAACGTTTTCTGGTATGTCTAATTCATCGAGATCGATCTTAATGAGTTCTTTCTCGTCTAATGATACGATCTCATTGACGATCTCATCTACCGCCGAGTCACACTCAGGCTGTAGAGCCATCTCTCTATACTTTGTAACTAGTTCTGCTTCAGTTCTTACTGTGCCGTCAAGATCTACATACGTACCAAATGAGCCACCCGCTGCAACGACAACTGCACCATCTTCTTGTTCTTTTGGAGCAAAAGATGGAGCAGAGTCTGTTGGAACTTTGCGTTTAAACTCGAACCCGAATAATTCTGCCATTTATAGTCCTTTCAAAGAAAGGGGGAGCTTAATACTCCCCCCTCATAATCCAAATTAGGATCTTACGTGGAGACCGGGCTGACCGCGTCGCCATGATACTGATTAACCGATTCCGTACCTTCGGTCGGTAGCCAGTAGTCATAAGCAAACGTTACGCCGAACTCTTCGATACGATTCGTTGCATCCCAGTCAAGTGTGATAGCATCGACTGAAGTTGGGAAAGCACCAACGATATCGTATGAGCGAATCGGAACACCGTCTTTGCTGTATTGAATAACATTCAGTGTTGCCTTATAATCATTCTCTGAGTTATAAGCTTTACGAACGTTTGCTTGAAGCTTATTAAGTTCGTTTGACCACTTTTCAAACATCGAGCGAACTAGGAAGTCTTCATCGTTCATGATTGAGACTGACCAGTCAGCGAATGTTCTGTCACCAGCGAGCTTAATAGTACGACCGAAGTACGGTACGTTTACTGTGCCGATGGTTGCCGCCGGCAATTGAGCCGCGCGGCAAGTGAAGCGGAACTTTGTGTCTGAACCCGTTGAAGCCGCAACGAATGGCGGGATCGATAGGTAGACTTCGAAGAGTGACGGACGAGCGCCACCCTCCGTAAGACCTCTTGCCTTGAATGTGCTAATATTGAAACCTGTAGCCATGTTCTTTAACTCCTTCTATCTATTTATTAGAACTGACCAACGATTTCAGAGAATTGTACACCAGTTCTTACGGCTACGAAGTTCAACTGGATGTAGTTGATCGAGCGAGCAGGCTTGATATAGATATCGCCCCAGAACTCATTACGGTCAACTCTCTCAGGAGTGTTGTTCGTAGCGTCGCAAACAACGAGGAAGTCAGTGATACCACGGCGACCCTGAACATCACGGAGATATGGGGTTACTAGGTTCTTAAACTGTGCTCTCGTGAACTCATCATTGAACTCGAACAGTGTAAACTTCGCAGCAGTCGCGATAGCTTTCTCGAGGACGATGAAGAGGCGACGGACGTTGATGTGATCAAACGCCGAAGGTTTCGTTTGGTTCGTCTTGTCACCGAAGAGTACTGTTCCCTGACCCGGGAAAGTTACCAGCGGATTGACGCTGCTCTTGTACAGAGTGTCTCTGTCGGCTTTATGCGGATTGAAGCGAAGCTTAACGATGTTCTTGATCTGACCACGATTGAAGCCGGCTGGCGACCAC